ACTAATAAAGTACTTAATTTATCAACACTAAAAAGTCTATTAGGGCAAGGTGCTATTGTAGCATCTAAACTAACTGGCAATGGCGGATATGTAAAGTTTGCTAATGGGTTTACTATCCAGTGGGGAGTTGGTGGACAAGATAATGTAACGAAAACAGAAGTTACATTCCCAATTAGATTTACTACATTGTTTATGGCTAATGCTATTGATGCATATTGGAGTGGTTCTGATACACCTAGATATTTTGCAAATTCTGTCAATGAAAGCAACAATGCAAAAGCAGTATTTACGGCAAGTGATAGATATGCAGCATCATATTATTGGTTTGCATTAGGCATGGCATAAAAGAAGGAGAAAACACATGAACCAATATGTATTTGTATTAAATGAACAAGGTGAACGCATTACATCTTTTGTTGATAATATGATTAGCAAAGATGAATTACTAGATCATGCTAAAAAAGAATGGCCAGATGCAGCGGATTATATTTACTCTGCAGACGGCGATAGTATGCTAGATGAATTTATGGCTGGCAAGCTTTATGTAAATGGTGAGTTTGTAATTCCACAACCAAAAGAACCAACTAAGGCTGAACAAATTGCAGAAATCAGAAATTACTACAACGGACGTTTTGAAACGCTAGAACAAATGTTATTAAGACGTAGATTAATTAACGGTGATATTACCGACTTGCAAGAACAGTTTAAAAAACTTAATCAAGAAATGGTGTTAAAAATTAAGGCGGTGAAATAATAATGGAAGCGTTCGAAATTAAAAGTGATGTTCCTGTAAGTTTTGTGAATTTTGTTATGCGACATTGAACGAAGATGGCACTTGCCCTACAGAGGGTTGTATTCATAATGATCTAATGGATTTGGAAGAGGATGATGCGGATGTTACCAGTCCAACACAACTTTAATGTAATTAAAGGAGAAGCAATCACTCTGAATGTTGGATATACAAATGCAGTAGATAGTGAAAGCCTATTTGCGTGTGTTAGAAAATATCCAACTGATGAGGAGTACAAGGCAAAGTTTGATGTGGCAGTATCACAAGAGGGGCTTGAAGGTGATGAGTTAAGTAAAATCATCTTATCCTTGGATACCAACACATTGGACTATGGCAAGTACTATTGGGATTTATTCCTATGGAGTGGAGAAAAGCCTATTAAATGTCTGATAAAAGGTGAAATAACAATAGCTGAAGGCATCAGCAATAGGGGGAAATAATATGAGTGATGAAAATATTCATATAAAGTCTAATGATGATGATAAAATCATTGTCAAAGATAATACCCAAATTATTAAATTACAAGGGCCGAAGGGTGAACCAGGAGAGCAAGGGCCTCCTGGTCCTCCAGGGCCAAAGGGCGAACCTGGTAAGAATGGTATTGACGGACTAAACGGCGAACAAGGGTTACAGGGTATTCAAGGCCCACCTGGTAAAGACGGAAAGCCTTTTACTTATGATATGTTCACACAAGAGCAATTAGAAAATTTAAAAGGCCCTAGAGGTGAACAAGGACCACCAGGACAGCCTGGCACTGGTGCTAATGTAGATTTATCAGCATATACAACTAAACAAGATGCCGAAAATCTTTACCTAAAAAAAGTTGATATAAGAAATTACCTTACTATGCTAGGAGACCCTAAATATGCATTAAAAACAGAGCTAAACGATTATTTATCTAAAACAGATGCGACAAATAATTACGCTCAAAAGGGTTGGGCTACTCAAACATTCGCCTATAAGAATGATTTAGGTACTTTTATTAAGAAAAATGAGATTGCTCAATATGCATTAACACCTGGCGATGCTTCTAGTCGTTACGTTAATAAACTAGAGGGGCAGTCGTTCGCTCAAAAATCTGAATTAAATGACTATGTGAAGAAAACAGAAATTAATCAGTATGCATCAAGTACACAAGGACCACCAGGGCCTAAAGGTGAGCCGTTTAAATATTCTGACTTCACGAAAGACCAACTTAATGCACTTAAAGGGCCAAAGGGTGATAAAGGCGAGCCGTTTAGATATTCTGATTTTACGGCAGAACAATTACTGACTTTAAAAGGTCCTAAAGGAGACCCTGGAAGCGGTGGTGGACAAGCAACTTCGCAACCAATCGAAATATATGAAGTTGTTTGGGGAACGGCAATAGCAGGTGAGCATGGTGTGGATAGAGGATATTTAGCATTTGACCCTTTGACTGGTTGGGGGTATTTACACTTTGACTTCAAACTGATGAGTCCGTCAGGAAATGGGGGGATAGTGGCTACATTACCACCAAATGCACCTGTAGCAGTAAGAGCAATTGAAAGAAGTATTAATGTAAATAACAATAGTATTTATGTTGAACGAAATAGCCGTATGATTAAGGGCTGGGGTGTGCCAGTAAACACTAGGTATATTATTGATATTATCGGATATTGGAGGAAAGCATAAAGGGATGTGGACATGGCAGTTCGAACTGAACGATATTTTAACAACACTCACAATAGTGGGTGTTGTTGCAGGTGCAGGATATAGATTGTTGATTATTCCGTTGTTACAACAATTAGACTCACAACGGATGCAAGATAATCTTATCTTTCAAGAAAAATGGGGGGTATTAACTGACACGCTAAAAGATTTGAAAGATGAAATTAAATTATCACGTGCAGAGAGAATTAAAGCAGAAAGCAAGCAAGTATTGCTATCTGCAAAGGTTGAAGCATTAGAAGTGCGTGTTGAGGATATAAAGGAGGAATTACATGAACATACCTCCAAAGCTCATTAATTTAATTAAAAAATCATACAATTCTATAAAGATAGCCAATATTCATCCAACTGGGATGTGGGCAACAAGGGCGCTAGTACTAACAATGCTAGTGCCTATTTTATTGGTAGTAGCAGAATATGTAATGGTATTCAGTCAAGGATATGTTTCAGATGATATGAATAAATTGATTAATGTAGGCATTAATATTATAGATCATATATTCATACCTTCTGTTCTAACTGCACTTGTAGGCTTCCTTGCATTGTGGATTGATAAGGACGGAAACGGAATACCAGATAAATTAGAGGAACAACCAAAAATACCGCAATTACCAAATATTACAGAAAGGAGTGATAAAAAGTGAGAAAAGGGTTTGATATTTCAGCATGGCAAGAAGATTATAACGGAAATCCTTACTTCAACCTTGAACGAATGGAGCAAGCTAAAGCAGAGGGCAATGACTTTGTAATTATTAAGTTAGGTGAAGCATATAATGTAGATGAATATTTTGAAGAACACATTACTGCAGCATTAGAAGCAGGCTTAGATGTAGGGGTATATTATTTTAGCCATGCGTACATAGAAGCAACAGCCGTACAAGAAGCAGAATGGGTAATCAATACATTAAATGCATATGGATATACTGATTGGCATCTACAAGCTGGCATTTGGTATGACTATGAAGAACACACTCAACTACGTGCATATATTAATGCTGGCGCACTTACATCTCAAGATATGACTAATTGCATGAGTAGATTTGTAAATAGATTATGGCAAGCAGGATTTAATAATGTAGGCATCTATAGTGGATATTCCTTATTGTGGGATGAAACATATGCATATAGTCAGATGCCAAGCGTTCCTGTATGGTGTGCACAATATGGCACAACAGAATGTGATTATCCAGATGTTAAGATTTGGCAATACAGTGACAGCGGATATGTAGCAGGGGCAGAAGTAGATGTTAATTATATGTATTAGGGGGTAAGTATGTATGAGAAAATCAAAACTACAATTAATGGCATTAACTATCGTTATGCTGTTATCGGTATTATTGTGTTCATCTCTATCTTTTGCATCTGGTACATCTTCCATGAACCAACAGGAAGCAACGATAACAATACCCTTAACACAGTGGAACGGATTGAAAGCCAACAACGAGAAAGCCTTGAACTTAATCGAAGCATCCAACGTTCCATTGACAGAAGCACAGAACTTAGTCATGAAGCAAAAGAACGAGTTGACCGAAGCACACAATACAATCAACAAATTGGAGAACGAATTGACACAAGCAAAGCTTCAATCAATGAAGCAAGAGATTACCTTAAACGAAATGCAGAACTCTTTGACCGAATTGAAAGGGCAAATAGAGAATGACAAGAAAACCATTAAACGCTTGCGGATGCAACGAAATGTATCACAAGTATTAAGTGGTGGTGCAATTATAGGGGTAGCTTTTAAACATTAAGGAAGTGATCTAATCTATCTCCTTACCATGCAAAGGTGGATGTATGGACTTGTAATAGAGTTATGGTATAATGATATTAAAGACAAAACCCTCACATCCCTTTTAGGGCAGACAAGTTCTGATGTGGGGATTTTTTCATATAAGATGATTTATAAGGGGTGCCCCTTATTTGCCCCTTTTTGAAATGTAGAGTTTGAATAATGCAGTAGTGGTGCGGAGTATTGAGGATAAACCCTCAATCCGCACCATTTCTACAAGCTAATTAACAGATTGTAACGAATTGTAACAAACGATAACGGACATAGAAGTTATATAGCTATTTGGAAAGGGAAGGAGTAACAAATCGTAACGCATTGTAACGATAATTTGCCCCTTTATTGCCCCTTTTAAAAACAAATATTTGCCCCTTTTATATGAGGGTTGAAAAAAGCCACTGCACATGATGCGGTGGCTCATTTTTTATTTATTTGCAAGTACTTTACCCATATTAGTAATTGCTGCATTTACTTCCTGTTTCATTTCATCTGTAACATGAGTATATATAGCAAGTGTAGTACGTGGCTCATTGTGGCCAACACGTTCCATAATAGCTTTTAAAGGGACATTAGACTCTGCAAGAATAGATATATGAGTATGTCTAAATGTATGTGTACTTACTGGTTTATGAAAACCAAGTTTTTTTATAGTCCTATTTACATAGTGTAGATCATATGGCAAGCCACCGTCTGTTACAAATATATATCCTAGGTCAACAAACTTTGACTTCCATAAGCGCCTTGCTTGATTTGCAGTAATAAAATGATTAATGATTTGTACTGCCCTAGCATCTAGCTTTACTTTACGAATAGAATGAACATTCTTTGGGGGTAAACGCATAGATGCATCTGCAAAGCTACCACGATTAGACAGAGTAGCGTTTATATCAATTTCAGCATTTTCAATGTCATAGTCTTGAGTGCGGAGGGCAACCATTTCACCAAATCTAAGACCAGTTAAAGATTGAAATTCACATAAGAGGGATACATGATGATTAATTTTATCTAATTGTATAAGCAAATTTTTTAGTTCGTCCTTAGTTAGGAATTTAGAACGCTGCTTTTTAACATGATCTACATTAGCCACAGGCTTTTGTAGTTCAATATTATCTAAGAATGAAATATCACGAATATACTCCATGCGCCTTGCATACTTCAATGATTGCCTAATAAGACTAAGAGCAAGCTTAGTATAGTTATATGAATATTGGCAAGCGAATTTATCAAAGGTACTTTGAATAATGTAAGGAGATAACTTAGATAATAATATATCAGTAGGGAACCATTTAATAACTTGCTTATGTAAATTATCCATACTATATTGAGTAGATGATTTTCTAAACGCACGCTTTGACTCTAAATATTCAGATATAACATCATTCAATGTCATATCCTTGGCAATATCTGTATTAGTGGCCAAGTCAATTTTCTTTTGCAGTTCAGATTGTGCAAGCTTGTATGCTTGTCTACTATTAGAAGCATATGTTACAGATACTCTTTTTGTTTTACCACTATATACATCAGTATAGCGTTTTTGAAATTTATATTTAGTAATACCAGCTTTAGTAGTTATAGTTTCAACCCACATAAAAACCTCCTAGGCTAAAATAGTATAGTAAAGAAGCCTAAGAGGTATGGTATAATAAAGAAAGCTAAAGTGGTATACCTCTTAGGTGTATCATAACCCCTTACTCTGTTAGTGCAGGGTAGGGGGTATTTTTTATATAAAAGATAACAAAAAAAGCGCTCCAATTAAGGAACGCTTTTCTTTTTTATCCCAAAGGATAATATAAAGTTAGTTTTGGGATTCATAGCCCAATTTGTACTTTAATTATACGTTCACTACTATTGGTTGTCAATATATTCCTTGCCTAAAATGATATGGGACATTAAGGCATAATGAATACTTATTAAATCGGCTGGATATATTTTTATATCATATAAAGCATGAGATTTTTTAACAGGGAATATTATTCTTGATTTGCTAATAGTCTTGATCTGATTTAATTCCACAATAGTGCCTTTAGCCATTTTTTCTGCAAAGTCCATAACATCTTTATTGCTAGAGTAGATTTCTTTTACACCAGCATCAACAAGTGCTGAATAACGCTTGGCATACTCATCCTTACTTAGTGATGAAGAATTTTTTGCAAATGCAATAACCTTATCACGAAGCTGCACATATTTATCACCATAAAGATTGAAATCAGAAAGGACTTTATCAATCAATAAATTTTTGATAGGGTACGAAATTTCATGTTCCCATTCTTTAAGAGTATTATGTTTTTCTTTTTTTGAGGTTAAAGGGACAACAGTAAGTAAATCATTTTTCTTTCTATCCTTAGTATTTAAGACAATGGCATAATGCGGATAACTAAATTCATGTCTGATGCCACATCCAAAATCAACAAATATAATTTGTCCCTGTTCGTATTTGGGAAGATAGGTTGGACTAAATTTAGTCTCATTAGATTTATAAGATATATATGTATGCATCCAGCTTTTAAACCGTTCAAAATTCTTAGCATTAGTACTAGCTAAATGCTTTGCATATAAAACATATTTTCGTATTAATGAAATCAACTTTTTCACTTATATCCCCTTAGCATCATAATATATGGTGATAGAAATCTATTTCTTCAAGTAATTCATCTGTAAGTTCTTTACGTCTTACCATGTGTTCAATTAAATTAACATGATGATCTATATGAAAATCATCATTAATGATATGCAGCAATTCATGCTTTATTTCATTACGCATATCTTCAAATGACATATTTTTACGAATATAAATGTTGTGTACACCTTCATCTTCCCCAGTTGATGAAATGGCTTTCACATTAGGAATATCACACTCAATAATATTAACAACCACTCTCTAACATCCCCCATTACAAGTTTATTTGTGTTTAAGTTTGAGTAATTCTATATATTCTACAGCTTTTTCCATATCTTCCTTTGAGATGCCACGAGATGCTGAGAATAACATACGCATTTCTGGACGAGTGCGAAGCATTTCCGCATATTCTGCAGTATCTTTATTTAAATAATACTCTTCATCTGTAGACTGAGTTAAAGACTCCATTTGCTCTGTAGTAATACCAAGGCCTTTGCAAATTTTAATTACATTGTCAATTGATGCACCGCCCACATTTTGTAAGATAGAGCGCAATGTACTATATGGCATATCAATTCTTTGGGCAAAACCTTTAACAGTATCAATTTCCGCTATGCGTGCTTTTAAAAATTCTTCTCGTGTCATAGTTAAACTCCTCTATATATTAACTATATATACATATACTATCATTTGTAAAACGAAATATCAATATTTAAATACGAAATATCATATATAAACAATAGTTAAACGAAATATCACATAACTTAAATTGGACAAATGCGAAATATCGCACTATAATAAAAGCATAATCAATGCGAAATATCGCACCAATAAAAAGGAGGTGAAAAATATGTATGCTAATTTATTGGCAGAAATTGCAAGAAAAGGGTGGAATAAAAAAGTATTAGCAAAAACGCTAAAGTGGAGATATGCAACATTAATTGACAAATTAAATGGGAAATATCCACTTACACTTGAAGAAGCGTTGAAGATTAAAGATACATTAGGCACAGATTTGCCAGTAGAAACTCTTTTTTTTAAACAATAACACGAAATATCATACTTTTATAAAGAGGTGAAATCAAATGGACATTCAATTACAAAGGTATATAGATAATGCAAGAAATCAGTTAAAAGAGGAAAGGCAAGAGAATATGAATAGTAGAAAAGAATACACAGTAAAAATAAAAGTAGATACAACTGAATTAGATGAAGCAATCAAGAAGCTAAAGAAGATGAATAAGTTAGTAAAAAAAATAAAAGCACACCAAATCGTATAGTGTGCTTTTAAGAAAATTATTCAAAACCAAGTTTTATACTTACATATTGTTCTACAGCAGTATCCATCATTTCTTCCCAAGATGTAAAGTTTGAATGCTGTGAAACATAGGTATCCCAATCATCATCTGGAATATCTTCAAACGATTGAGTAAAACCGCTAGCTGATAGAAATTCATCAAATGACTTGCAGTTAGTATGTTTAGCCATAAAGTCGCTGGTAAAGAGTTCATCAAAGCTAAGGCTATCAGCTTTACTTAAATTAGAAACATTATTTTCAATTTTTGAAAGATGATTTTTTAGTTCATCAAATCCATTAATTTCAAACCCCACGAAATCACCCCCTTTCAAGGTGATTATACCAATTATAAAAGAAAGATGAAATAGAAAGGAATGTGTAGTAATGGAAAGTGTTCAACCAAAGTATGTTCCTATTAGCACACTAGCTAAGATATGGGGACGGAGCAAAATGTATATCTATAGAAGAATAGATATGATCCGCAATGAAGGTAGATTCAATGAAATCTGTATGCAACTAGGACCACAACAAACGCTGGTACATGTAGATAAATTTGAAGCCTGGATGAAAGGGCAGCACATGAAGTGGCTAAAGGGGGCATAGAAGATGAACATTATAAATTTAATAACAACATTGCAATGGTGCCTGGCTATATTGGGGTTAGGACTATATGGAGGAATTGAGCAAGCAGAAGGCTGGCAAATACTAATCAATATGGTTTTAACAATAACAACTGGCATCACAATTTGGATGTTAGGCAAGGTTAAGGAGGTGATAAAACATGAAAGACAAAAAAGAAAAAGCACTAGATCTACTAAAAACATATTTAATGTTTGATGATGAAGAAATGCAAGTTTTAAGGGAACGAATTACATCAATTAGCGTAAGCAATAAAAGCGCAAGTTTAGACTTTACTATTCTTGCTAATGGATGCGCTATTTTTGTTAAGCGAAAGACAGGGGAATATGTATTACGCATAACAGGTAAGGGCCCAATTAAAGAAAACAAAGTATATCTTGCATTAAGGGCAAGAGAAATATTGCTTGATGCGGTGACATGTAATGAATAAACACTGCAGCATATGTGATGAGTGCAATAAAAAAAGCCATGCCTACATACACTGTAGACAGGCTAAAGGAATTATATGTATGGAACATTGCGATGCATGCCAATATTTAGAGATTGAACAAGGTGACATGCATTGCAATTATCCTAGGAAAAAAGAAAAGGCCACTAATTAAAGTAGCCCTTTCAAGCACGTAATTACGCACCAAACCTAACGTAATTATATCACACATGGGCATGAAAGACTAGAGAAAAGCTTATTTCAAGGCTTTTCTTATTAACTAGATATAAAGTATTAACAAATCAACCATGGGGTAATTACGATGAGGAAGCGTAAAAAAGTCATATCTAAAAACATGATAGAAGTACTTGATTATCACACATCAAGAACATATAGGAAGAATGGCAAGCGTGTAAAAAAGAAAAGCATCACACCAGAAGCACAGAAAAAGCAAAATGAAAAACAAGCAGAAGCAATGCTGCGTATGTTGATTGATAATAACTTCACTACAAATGATTGTTATATCACATTAACTTACAAAGAACAGCCTGCTACATGGGAAGATGCAAAGAAAGATATTCAGAATTTTATAAGACGGCTTAAACGTAGATATAAAATTCTGAATAAAGAATTGAAATACATTTACATAGCGGAGGGAAAAACAAGAATACATTTCCACATGATCATCAATAATGCAGAACTATATTCAGATGAGTTGAATGAACTTTGGCAACATGGCATGCATAAGTTGATGTTGTATCAAGGAAGAGCAGAAGATGCGGTAAGACTGGCAAGCTACTTTGTGAAAGAGAAAAGAAGTGCTTGCTATTCAGATAAAGAAGATGCATTTAAGCGCAGGTGGAACAGTAGCAAGAATTTAGAAAAGCCAAAAGTAAAAACAGAAATATTGAAGCCGAGCGAGTGGAGGGATTATATCCAACCACCAAAAGGCTATTACGTGGAAACAGACAGTGTAGTTGAGTCTGTATCTGAGGAAGGGTATCCTTATAGATTTTACAGATTGATAAAAATTGAGGAGGTCAAACATGGGACTACTAGGAATAGGCATTGTGATAGGAGCAATGCTAGGAGTATCAATAATGGCATTATGCGTAATTAGTAAAGAATGTGAGAAATGGGAGGATGAAGTAAATGATAAACGTAAATGAAGTATTTTTGAGCGGTAACGTAGTAGCAGATGCAGAACTACGATACACAAAAACAGGAAAGCCAGTACTCACATTTAGAATGGCAACAAATAAATATGTGAATGAGCAACAGAGTACACAATATCACAACATTGTATGCTGGGTTGATGCGGAAAAATACAGTGGATTAAAGAAAGGTGATTTTGTATCAGTAAATGGTGAACTAAGAACTAGATCATATGAAAAAGACGGAGGGAAAAGATACATTACAGAGATTGTGGCCAAAGTCCTTACATATGGCTTGAAAGAGAATGAAAGTACACCAAGCAATTTTGAAAATGGGTTTGTAGATGATGATGAACCTATTCCATTCTAGGAGGGAATAAATGCGAAGAGGTAGACCAAGAAAGATATGTAGCCACTCATTTGGGCCAGCAAAAAGCGGTGCGCTATGGGTGAAAATATCATGCCCCAAAGGGAAAACATCAATTAAAGTATTCAAAGGCAAAACAGCAGGCACTTTATATTGGCTGAAAAAAGAAGAATGTGAAGATTGCCCTGCATATAGTCCTACAAAGGTTTATGCAAAATAGGAGGGAACAACATGCAAAGCACAAGCATGGCAGGGGTTCCGATGAATTGCATAAATTGGCTGGCACTAGGTGCGGTAGTATACGGTGCAATGGATAAGCGAAATGCATTAAAAGTATTGGGATTAAAGGAACAAATAAATGCAGATACGTTACAACCATTGATTAATAGAGGACTAAGCCAAAGGCAAATAGCAGAAGAATTAGAAGTAAGTCAAAGCTTAATTAGAAATATTTGTAAACAATTAGGAATTAAAACAAAACGAGGTAGAAAACAATGAAAAAAGTAATGTTAGCAGTAATGGTATTAAGCGCAGTAGTTAATGGTGCATATGCAAGTGATCTAGTTGTAGGACCTACAGAACCAAATACAACACAACCAACAGTAACAGGTTATAACAGTGCAGCACTTGGAGTTAATACAACAGTAAGTGGCACAAGTACAATTGTACTAGGCAGAAATAACAATGTAGTAGGTGATAACAATGTAATCATTGGTGCAAATAATGGCACTATCAACGCAGGTCAAAGCACATTCATTGGATATAACAATACAAGCGTAGATAACAGCCAAGAGCAAACAGTGATTGGTGCAAATAGCAAAGTAGGGGGCCAAGGAGCAATGGCGCTAGGCACTCATGCAGAAGTAACTTCAATTGATGCGGTAGGCATTGGCAATAACCTTGTGGCGGACAAGCCAAATAGCGTTGCACTAGGAACAAACAGTGTAACTGATGATGCGGTAAATCAACTACAAGCAATGGTAAACAATACAACATATGTATTTGCTGGTACAGATGCAACATCAGTAGTGAGTGTAGGTAGTAAACAACGTGCAGGCTTTGGCGGAGTAAAAAACTATGTTCGCCAAGTACAGAATGTTGCAGCAGGCAGAGTGGATGCATCTTCCACTGATGCAGTAAATGGTTCACAGCTACATGCTGCATATGATGCCATTAATACAATGGGTGAAGATATTGATAAAGCACTAGATGCACAACAACAATTCAATACTGCAGTACATAACACACTAGCAAATCATAAGGATGCAATTAAAAATAACACACAACGTATTGCAAAACATGATGCGGACATTGCAAATAATAAAAATGCTATCAAGGCTAATGATCGTGTATTGAAAAATCATGAAGAACGCATTGATAAGTTAGAACATCAAGCAAGCAACACATTAACAAATTTAAAAGCAGACATTAAGCAATTGGACGGACGAATTAATAAAGTAGGTGCAAGTGCAGCTGCATTAGCTGGACTACATCCAATGGAATTTAACAAAGATGATAAATTTAGCACATCTGTAGCATATGGTCACTATAAAAATGCAAATGCAGTGGCATTAGGTGCATACTACAGACCAAATGAAAAAGTATTACTTGGCATTGCAGGTACATTTGGAAGTGAAAACATGTACAACGTAAGCGCATCTTTCAAATTTGGTAAACATAGTGAATATGAACCACAAGCAAAACGTGACGGAGAAATTGAAGCTATGAAAGCACAAATTGCAGAATTAACAGCAAGACTTGATGCGGTAAGCAAATAAAATAGGTGGGCGGTATATCCGCCCTTACCTAAAACTAGGGGGCGAAGTTATGAACAATGTAACAACACTATTTAACAGTAATGAGTTTGGGGAACTAAGAACTATCATTATTGAAAATGAAGTGTACTTTGTGGCCAAGAGCGTAGCAACTGCACTTGGATATAAAGATACTGCAGATGCAATCAGAAAACATATTGATGAAGAAGATAAGCTGCGTTGGCAAATTGCCGACACAGGCCAAAAGAGGGAAACATATTTAATCAATGAGTCTGGACTATATTCCTTGATATTGAAATCAAAGATGCCAAGTGCAAAGAAATTTAAACGCTGGGTAACTAGCGAAGTACTTCCACAAATTAGGAAAACAGGAAGCTATGATCTACATATTCCAAAGACACTGCCAGAAGCATTGAGATTGTATGCAGATGAAGTAGAAGCGCACAATCAATCAAAGGCTATTATTGAGCAACAGAAACAACAAATAGCGGAATATGAGCCAAAGGTTGATTATGTGGACAAAATTTTAAGCAGTACAAATGCAATGACAGTAACACAGATTGCTGCAGACTATGGATTAAGCGCTAAAGCATTAAACAAAATACTACATGATGCACACATCCAACGCAGCGTAAACGGTCAATGGATTTTGTATAGTGATTTAATGCGTAAGGGCTATACAAAGACTAAGACACACACATACATGACTACAGACGGAAGATTGGAGTGCAAAGCATCTACACGCTGGACACAAAAAGGAAGATTGATGATACACGAGTTACTAAAGAAGCTAGGTATCAATGCAGTGTGTGAGGAGGTAGCATGAAGCCATTAGTATATAAAGGCCTACGAAAGAACGTGAACAGGTCAGAATGGGTAAGCAGTGATGAAATAAAGCAAAGCTACTCACAAATAAGACTATTAGCGGTAGAAAATGATACATATGCATGGGTACCAATCGAAGACGGAACACTATGTAGAGGAAGCGAAGCAAAAGACACGCTAGGGCAAAGGATATACGAAAAGGACCATATAGAGTTTGATTGCAAATCAATACAAGACACACCAATGGTAGGGGAAGTATATTACAGTGTTGATAAATACCAATGGAGATGCAAGGCAATTAACAAGCAGGACACCACACAACGTGATGCGGTATTAGATTTTGACTTAGCATTTGTATTGAATAATGGGAAAGTAAAAGTAATAGGTAATAGATTAGAGGGATATGAGCATGAATGATAGATTTAGAAACCTAATGAAAGCACATGATCATATTGTAAAAGGACGGTCAAAGGAAGTTAGAAAAGTGTTCATACCACATTGGGGTTATGTATTTGTATCATCTGATGCATTGCTAAAAGCAAGAATACGAAGAGATACATTAAAGGGGAACAAAGTATTTAATCAATGGGCAAGGAGTTATTATGAAACCACCATGCAGGGAGTGCCAATTTAGAGAAGTAGGGTGCCACAGTAAATGTGAAAGCTACATTCAATGGAGAGTGCAGTTAGATAAATACAACGAGCAAAAGAACATACAGAATGATGCGTGTAAATACATTAGAGATAATGTAAGAACCATTAGACACAGAATGAGAAAGCTAAAAGGATATAGCTGTACTGTGAGGGATTAATAAATGAAGTTAGATTTATGGGTAAGGCTAAATATAACAATGGCTGATGATAGCAAGGTAAGTGGCTGGACACAGATATATGGGAAACATGAATTAGCTATGTACAAGAAACCTTTTAAATCATTAAAGCCAATTGTTAATGATCACATAGAGAAAATAAACTGGCTAACTATTTGTAATAGGTGGGGTGAAACGAACCAAGTTATAGAAGTGAATACAAGTAAGATAAAGAAATATGTTATCAAAGAGTGCGTACAACCATATGAAGAAGAAGAATGGGGTTTAGTTAGAAAATGGTATAGAGAACACTCAAGAAAAGAACGTGAAAAAGAAGAAAAAATAAGCTAGGAGGATAAGAAATGCAAAGAAAGTGTCATAGATGTGATAGGTTATTTACACCAGATAGTCATAGCACATGGTGCCAAAACTGTAGAGCAGGCAAACCAGTAGAGCCTAGGAAGACAAAGGAACAAATAGAGCTAGAGCGCCTTGAACGACTAGAGAAAGAATTTAAATACACAAGATACTGTGTACAGTGCGGGAAAAAATTTTATACCAACAAACAAAATAGAGTACTTTGTGGTGATTGGATATGCGAAGATAAGCAACGATTTGAGCAACGAAAAGAAAACTACAAGAAAGGAAAACAAAAATGAGGATACTAAGCATTGGGTTTGGGGATAAAAAGAAAGTAAAGAATGAGAAAGCAAATAATGCTGGTATTACTGAAACATATCAATTAAGCACGGAGGACGATTTCAGACCAGAGATATTAGAACCATATGTAAATGCAAGAGCATTAGTATTTGAAGTGTTTAAAGTATTTAAGCTATTTGAAGAAGAGTGGATGAAGATTAAATCCATTAGCTTTAAATGGCATAAAGAAATGCATAGAGTTATTACAGAAGTAAAATATGTGCTTTTAATTACTAACAAAAAAGGTGATGAATGTACAATTAGCACTTCATGGCTTCAAGTAGAAGAGGAAACACAAGATAAATTAATTCCATTGGTAGAAGAAATAGAAATGTTTGTAAGAGGTGCAAGAGCGCAGGGGAAACTATGGGAAGAAGAACTGGAAGCTGATGCGGTTGACGGTGAAACATTTCACATCAATGATCTAGTACAAGAAGGGAAAGAGAATGATTAAAAACCAATTAATTTATGTAGCGCATCCATTTGGTGGAGATAAAGCTAATAAGTATTCCATTGATACAATTATGGAAAACTTAGTAATGCTAGATAAGAACAACACATATCTATCACCTCTTCATAATTTCAGCATGCTGTACTTTGATACACAGTATTCAAAAGGCTTAAAAATATGTTTAGACATGTTAAATAAATGTGATGCATTAGTATTATGTGGTGAATGGGAAACATCTAAAGGATGTATTGGGGAATGGTCATTTGCAATAGCTAAAGGGATGCCGATATATACATGGAAAGAATGGACCGATAAATTAAAGGAACAGGGAGATAATAGCCGATGACAGGAAGGGAATATTTAAATCAGATACGTGATACTGATTTGAATATCAAATGTAAGGAAAGAGAAGTGTTAAGGCTGCAACAAGATATAATGTATCTGCAAGCACTAGACTATAGCAAAGACATTGTAAGCGGAGGGCAACCAATCACATTTGAAGATAAGATAGCAAATATTGATGCACTATCAAATGAACTAATGAGGGAGTGGAGCGGCTACCTAAGAGAAAGGGAAAGAGCAAGATTTCTTATTAACGCAATATCTAGTGCCAAGCAAAAGGCGGTACTGATTGATAGATACATTAATTGTTACACATGGGAAAAGGTAGCAGAATTAATAGGGTGTTCGGTGCAAAACATTCACAATCTGCATAAGCGTGCAATTAGAAATTTTGAAGTAATTTTTAAAAAGGTTGATAGTATTTGACTATCAATTTATGGGATACTATACGTGGGCATGGATGAAGAGAACACTTTCAACAAGCCTCCTAGAAAAACTACACACTATTAAGGACTACATCATACACAGGTCGCACAACACAGTATGATGCGGTCCTTTTTAGTTTATAAGGGGTATTTGATGAAGCATAAAAGAATTACATCCAAGAAAACGATACAAGAAGTTCGCAAGCCATATTGTGAAATATGCGGACAAAGAACGAATATAGAACCGCATCATATTAATACACGTGGCAGTGGTGGTGGAGATATTAAGGAGAACTTAATACAACTCTGTACACAATGCCATATAAATACACACAGTGGACAATATCCAACTAAAGATGATTGCTTAAATAAAGTAGCAGAGCGTGAAGGTATTACATATGATGAAGCCTATGTAATAAATCGTAGAGCAATGGGATATGATGTATGACTAGAATATGTTGCAACAGGGATAGATGCCTTAATAATAAATATGGCATCTGTACTGCAGACACAATTGAATATGAGGGAATATGTCAAAGCTACATAACACAGAATGATGCAAGAAAAACTAATTGCGGATTATGTAGAAGGACACATGGGAAATTAAAGCGTAATAGCAATACGGTATTAAAGTAGAGGTGATGCAATGCTAAAAGCATGTAGCTATTGTGGAGGAATACATGAAGGAGAATGTCCACATAAGCCAAAGAGAAACTACAAACAAGAACATAGCAATGCATCTGCTAGTAGAATAAAAGAACGTAAGTTTAGAAGCAGTAGTGAGTGGCAAGAGTGTAGAAGATATATATTAGATCGTGATAAACATCTATGTAGATTATGCTTGCACGAAGATAATTATATTAGTGTAGGGCAACGCTTAGATGTACATCACATTGAACCATTACACGAAGCATGGAAGAAGCGTACGGATGAAAAGAACTTGATTACATTATGCAAGATGCATCACTACAAAGCAGACCATGGAGAATACAAGAGGGAGTACTTGAAAAAAATAATTAGCACCCCCCCTACCATAAAATAATTTTTTTGCGAAAAAGTCCAAGACCGTACTGCTCACCACAATTTACATAATTTTCCCTTGCATCTCACACGCACGCAAAATAAAAAAGGAGTGGCGATAAATGGCAAGAGCAACAAGTGCAAAAACAACAAAGAAACATCTGACGAAACTTGAAAAGGAAACACGCTTGGCGGTAGAAAATGCATTTATTGATGATGCGGAAGTAAACCCACCTAGTTATTTAAATGAAGAACAGATAGCGGTATTCCATTTCATAACAGAAGTGCTGCGTAGTGCTAATGTATTGAGTAGCCTTGATGTAGTAACTATTACACAAGCTAGTGTAGTAGTTGATATGCTTAACAATGCTAATAAGCAAGTTGCTAAAAATCCTATGCTTGCTATTGATGGTGGCTTTACTCAAAACATGGAACGATTAACACGCACTTATTTGAAGTTATGTACTGAGTTAGGATTAAGTCCTACGGCTCGTGCTAAAATGGGTGCTTTGATTGTCAATAAAAAGAAAGAAGAAGTAGACCCTTTAATGAATGTACTACAAGGCGGTGTAGTTGATGAATAAAAAACATCCAGCCTACAAGTACGCAATGGATGTAGCAGAGGGTAAAGTCAATGCACCTAAATATGTCAAACTACAAGTAAAGGAATTTCTTACTATTGCTAATGGTAAAGATAGCCGTTACATGATTGATGATAACAAAGTGCATACTATAGGCGAATTACTGAAACTAATGGTGATGCCTAAAGGGTTAAAAGCTAACTCTACTGTGTATGATGCTATGGCTGGCTTTCAATGGTTATTCATCATAGCTATTCTATGTACTGTAGAACGTGATAATAAAGATAAACGAAGATATGAAAACGCTATATTGGAGATATGCAGGAAGAACGGCAAGACATTTTTAATTGCGGTTCTTTTTATTTTGCTTTTCTTCATAGAACCTAAATTCTCTAAATTCTATTCGGTAGCACCAGATGGATCACTATCTCGTGAGATTAAAACGGCTATTGAAGAAATAATCAGAAGTAGTCCAGCATTACTAGGGAAGATGAATGGCAAAGAAAAGTTTAAAATACTGCGTGATTATATCCATTGCAACATTACTGAAAATAGATATACACCTCTTAACTACTCAACAGGGCGGTTAGATGGTAAGTTGCCTAGTGTATTCCTTGTAGATGAAACTGGTGCATTGCCTAATACCTATGCTATTGAAGCGATGAGGTCAGGGCAATTGACGATATTAAATAAGCTAGGCTTCATTATTTCAACTAAATATCCTACACTTAACAATCCATTTGAAGATGAAGTGGACTATGCAAAGCGTGTATTGAATGGTGCAGTAGATGATGATAAGGTATTTGCCTTGTTATATGAACCAGACGATACCAAAGGATGGGCCACAAATGATGAAGTACTAGAACAAAGCAACCCACTAGCTATTGAAATGGAAGAAATCATGGATGATTTGAAATCGAAAAGGCAAGTAGCCATAGAGATTGAAAGCAAGCGTGAGAACTTTATAACAAAGCATTGCAATATCATATATAGCGGTGCTGGTAGTGAAAGCTATGTGAATGTTGCTGATTTACAAAAAGGTGCTATAGATCATATCGACTGGAGCGGTAGAGAAGTGTTCCTTGGTGTCGATTTGGCTATGACTACCGATAACTGTGCCGTGTCTATGGTGGCTTTTGATGAAGAAACAGAAAAAGTATACCTTGATGCGGTGGCCTTTGTACCAGAAGATAGGATAGACGAGAAATCAAAATTGGAACGTATTCCATATCGTGATTTTATTAACGCTGGCTATTGTTTGGCTTGTGGTAATCGTACTGTAGATTATGGTGCTATTGAACGCTACATAATGCAAATAGAAGCAAAATATGGGGTTACTGTAATGGGTATTGGCTATGATAGATACAATGCATTATCAACTGCACAGAAGCTAGAGGATGCAGGATATACGATGGTTGAGATTAAACAACATTCTAGCGTGTTACATCCAGCGACTAAATGGCTTGCAGAATTAGTAGCCGATGGCAATCTTGTTTATGAAAAAGGCAACAAATTACTTGAGATAAACTTTGAAAACTCACGTTGCGTGTATGATACGAACATGAACCGATATGTAAACAAGAAAAAATCAAGAGGTAAGGTTGATATGGTAGTAGCTGGCATCAATGCGATGTATCTATTACATCAAAATTATATGCTTAATAGTACCCTTGATTGGGTAGTGCAAATGTAGAAAGGGGGTGAAATATTGGGATTAATTAAAAATATCTTTGGTTTAGAAGTACGTGAAGAAGCGGTAGTAAGTGAAAACTCATTCATTGATACGGCTGACGATGTGGACTTAGGACTTCCTAGCTTTGATGCATCTACAACAGTAACACGTAGGCAAGCATTAAGTGTGCCAGCGGTAGCAAGTGCATTGTTTTTGATTAGTGGTATTATTGCTGGTATTCCTATCAAACTGTATAGGCGAGAGGGTAACACTATTACAGAAATCACAGATGATGAACGTACAAAGCTATTGAACATTGAAACAAATTCAACGCTAGGTGCGTTTGAAACAAAGCAAGCCATGATTAATGATCTAATTATGGAAGGTGCTTGTTATTGTTATATTGGAAAAGATGGTAATAGTGCTACATCGTTACAATACTTGCCTAAATATCGTGTAAGCGTGCTGGATAACGGCAAACTAATTGATAGGACTGTACTATTCTTAGTAGATGGGAGTTACTATGATAACTTTAATATCATGCGTGCTGTTAGAAATAGCAACGATGGGGTGCATGGTAGAGGGTTATTAGACGATAACGCTACACAAATTTCTAGCATGTATAATGCACTTGTATATGAAAATGGTGTAATCAGCAAGGGTGTGCGTAAAGGCTTCCTTAAATCTGAGGGGAGATTGACAGTCAAAGCACTTGAAGCACTCAAAAGAGCATGGCGAATGATGACGGCTAAACTAGGTACTAGTGATGTAATTGTACTTAATAAGGGCATTACGTTTGAAAGTGCGGATAGTACTGCCGTAGAAAACCAGCTAAATGAAAGCAAGCAAACAAATGCCGACTTAATTTATAAATTGTTTGGTTTTACTGACAAAACGTTTACAGATGAGAAAGCATTTAATATTTTTGTTAAAACTGCAATTATGCCAATCGTGAATTGCTTTGTTGAAGCTATCAATCGTTCGATGCTGCTTGAAACTGAAAAAGGTAATCTGTATTTTAGCTTAGATATGAATGATCTATTGAAAGCAGATATGCTCACACGATTTAACGCATACAAGACTGCATTGGATAGCAACTGGATTAACGTGGATGAAATTCGTCAACGTGAAGATTTATCTCCTATGGGTATTGATTTCGTAAGTATGAACCTTGCGAACGTATTCTATTATCCAGATACGAAGAAAGTGTACACACCAAATACTGGTGTACTTGGTGATTTAACTACACTAAAATCAACGAAAGGGGGTGAAAATGATGAAAATTGAAGTCCGTAATGGTGCAGTTACGATTGAGGGTTATGTAAATGTTACAGAGCGTTTAAGTAAACCTATTCGTGATGTAAGGGGTAATTTTTTAGAAAAAGTACAAAGTGGTGCGTTCAATTCTGCATTACAACGTAATAACAATGTAGAGTTACGCTTCAACCACCGCAGAAAATTGGGAGACCAACAAGACGGCTCACTAGAATTAAGAGAAGATAGCATTGGGTTATATGCAAAAGCTATCGTATCTGATGCGGAAGTAGTACAACTTGCAGAAAATAGACAACTTAAAGGCTGGTCTTTTGGTTTTAGAAAACTAGAAGATGAATGGGATAAACAGGAGAATATGCCTGAAGTCCGCACGCTTAAATCTATTGATGTAAGTGAAGTTAGTATTTTATCTGTGAACCCAGCATATATTGCAACATCTATCAATGTACGAGCAGATGAAGGTGAAGATTTACTTGAGTGTAGATCTAACGAAACTGCAACTGGTGCATTGGAATATGATATTGAAGAACGTAAGACTGATGATACAGAAGAAACCAGCAATCAGAAATATCATGACATTTTGAATAAATTAAATGCTTAGCATCCACCATATGTGGGTGCTTTTTTAATGCAAAGAAAAGAGGATAGCATGAATTTTAAAAAACTTATTGAAAAACGTAATGGTTTGGTTGAGGAAATGAACAACCTTGTTAAAGCAGCGGATGAAGAAACTCGTGCATTGAACGAAGAAGAAACATCCAAATTTGAAGAACTTCGTAAAGAAGTAGCTGGTATCGACCACACATTAGAACTTGCAAAAGAAGAACGCTCCATGATGTCTGTATCTGATGATGAAGCACCAGCTAAAACTGATGCAAAAACAATGGCAATGGCAGAAGAACGTGCATTTGCTAACTTCTTACGTAGCGGTGAAACTACATTTGCTGATACTGAAACTCGTGCAGATGTAAACCTTACTAAAGGCGATAATGGTGTAGTAATTCCATCCACTATTGCTGAACGTATCATCTCTACAGTAAAAAACATCGCACCAATCATTCAAAACTCTGACTTCTACGATGTAAAAGGTGATTTGGTATTCGCAGTTGAAGATGAATCTACATCTAAAACTACTTGTGCATATGTTGGTGAATTCCAAGAACTTGAATCTACAAGCGGTAAATTCAAATCTGTTACATTGAAAGGCAATGTAGTAGGTGTATTGACTAAAGTGTCCAAATCCTTAATCAATAACGCTGGCTTTGACATTGTAAACTACGTTGTAACTAAAGTAGCAGAAGCAATCGTTGTATTCTTAGAAAACGAAATGATTAATGGTTCTGCTAAAATCCAAGGTCTTTTAAACGCTCAAAACAAAGTAACTGCTGCTAGTGCAACTGCAATTACTGCAGATGATTTGATTGAACTTCAATTCAAAGTACCGCAAGCATATCGTGGTAATGGTGTATTCATCATGCATCCGGAAACATTTAAAGCGTGTGCAAAATTGAAAAATACACAAGGCGAATACTTGTTGAATAAAGACCTTACAAATGGTTATGGCTATACATTGTTGGGCCGTCCTGTTTTCGAATCTGACAATATGCCTAAAATTGCTACTAAGAAAACAGTTGCAATCTATGCTGACCTTAAAGGTTATGCTACAAAAATCAGCGGTGAAAACTCTGAAATTTCTGTATTGCAAGAACGCTTCTATACTCAATACGCAGTTGGTGTAGCTGGTTATGTTGAAGTTGATGGCAAAATCGTTGACGAACAACGTATTGCTACATTAGCAATGGCTTAATAGTCATGAAGTACAAGGTGTTAGTTGGTTATAGTGGGGTAGTATCTGCCCCACTTGATGGCATTGTTGAGTATACAGACGAAGTAATCATCAATGATCTATTGCAAGCTGGTTACATCGAGCCTGTAAAACAAGCTAAAACCAAAGCAAAAAAGGCTGAAACAGAGGAGTAAACATGAAAGTTAGTGAGTTAAATATTGATATTGTATCGAACTATATTCGTGTTGATGTTACGGCCGAGACTAAACCTATCCTAGACATGGTATTATCTGCAGCAATTTCCTATTGTATGACATACATGGGAATAGCTGATAAAACTACACTTGATGATTATGAAGATATGCCTATTGCCGTATTGAGTTTGTGCGGTGAGTTTTACGATAATCGTACATTCACGGCCGTTGAAAATGCTGTGGTAAACCCTACGGCACAAGCTATCTTAGATAAGTATTCAATAAACTTATTATAGGTGAAATTATGTATAGAAAAGGTAGATTAAGCACTTTGTTGCAACATCAAGCAGAAATCCACGCGAACAGAAAATCAACCACTATGAATGAATTGGGGCAATATCCTATTGTTGATACAGTTATTGGCAATATGCATTGTGGAGTCATTCCACAGACTGGCGGTCTATTAAGTGGTAGAACGGCAGAAACTACACTTGCTAGAACCACACATAAGATTGTGTGTAGGTATCGCAACGATATTGAACCAGATATGTGGCTAATTATTGAGGGGCAGAAATATAACATCTTGTATGTTATGGATCCATACCTTAATAAAGAGCGACTAGAAATATTTACAGAGGTTGTAATCTAATGGGTGTTGATATTGAAACAGAAGGATTAAGTGAGTTTTCTCAAGAGTTGCTAGACCTAGCGACTAAAGACTTTCCGAAAGATACAAAGAACTTCTTGCAACGTGCTGGCAATAAGCTGAAAGCCAATGCCAAAAATAACTATAAAAGCGGTACTACACAAGGTACTAAAAACCTTATCAAAGGCCTTAAACGTGATAGAGCGTATAAGTATGGTAAGGATGAGTGGCAAGTGCGTGTTAAAAATACCGCACCGCACGCATGGTTAGTTGAACATGGCCATGTGATGCTAGGTCATTCTGCACAGGGTAAACCTAAATTGATAGTTGGTAACACAGGGGAAGCCTTTGTAAGAGGGAAGAATGTAATGGGTAAAACTGCTAAAGCCTTTCCGTCAGAATATCAAGGGTTAGCGGAAGAATTTATTGATAAGATGCTTAATGAAAAAGGTTTAGGCTAGTGATAACTGCAGTTGAAATAGTAAAAGCATTAACAGTAAAGTGCAGAGAATTGCTTCAATGTGATGTTAATGATAGAGATATTTCAGAAGGCTTTACTAGACCATCATTTTTTATTGAGGTTGTAGACTTTAACAATGAAGATATAGGTGAAATCCTAAGAGGTGATACGCTTAATATCTATATCTACTACTTCAATGAAAAGCGTGAGATTGGCTATCTTAACTTACTCAAAGCAAGAGAAAGCTTGCGTGAGCTATTAGCAATGCCTGTTAGCGTAGCTGATGGATTTAGTATAACTGCATCTGATATAGTCGAAACAATCAATAAGGCTGATATGTCATATATCACTAACTTTGATGTAACGATCTATCAAAACAGACCAGAAGCAGATGCACCTTACATGGAAAAATTGGCTGTCAACGGAGAGTTGCAAGAGTCAACGGAAGAATAGTTATAGCACCCACAATGTATGGGTGCTATTTTTAATGGGTAAAAGGAGCAGAATATGGCGATTGGCTTACCAAATATTGATATCGTATTCTTGCAAAAGGCGGTATCTGCCGTGCTACGTTCCGAACGTGGTACTGCATTAGTTATCGTTAAAGACGATAAACAAACTACTATTGGTTATGATGTATTCAAATTTGAAGCAGATATTACCGATAAAAAATACAATGCCGATACAATTAAATTGTTGAAGCGTTGCTTCTATGTGAACGTAAACAAAGTAGTAGTGTTACACGTTCCAACTAAAACAACTGCATTTGCAGATATTAAACAAGTATTAGACCGCATTAAATACAACTGGGCTTGTACTACTGTTGCGGAATGGCAAACAGATTTAGTGTCTTATACAAAATCTCGTAATGTTATTTCTAAAGGTCGCAAAGTTAAGTGTGTAGTAGCTAATGTTACAGTTGCGGATGATAAACACGTTGTAAATATGAAAGGCAATTTTGTACATGAAGCTGATGCGGAAGCTGGCACTAATGTTAAAATGACTGATTACTTACCACGTATTACGTCCATTTTGGCTAACCTACCAATGAACCGCAGCATTACATACTACGAATTGGAAGATTTAGATTATGTGGATAACGCTTATGTTACTGCAGAAAAAGATGTAAATAAGTGGACTGATGAAGGCTGGTTGCTTCTTATCAATGATGATGAAGATAATGTAGTACGTGTGGGCCGTGGTGTTAATACATTGACTACATTCACATCTACTGATACAGAAGATATGCGTAAAATCATCATTGTTGAATCTATGGACTTAATTCAAGAGGATTTGTATTCCACGTTTAAAAAGTACTACGTAGGCAAGTATAAAAACCACTTGGATAACCAATACTTATTTATTTCTTCTGTAAACGCATATTTCAAATCTTTAACTAAAGTTACTAATGGTGAAATTTTAGATCCAGAATATGACAATCATGCGTTCGTTGATGTAGAAAACCAAAGACAAGCGTGGTTATCTGTTGGTAAAACAGAAGCAGAAGATTGGGATGAAGCGAAAGTTAAAGAAATGTCTTTCAAATCTACTGTATTCGTTGCTGCTAAAGTTAAAATCTTGGATGCTATGGAAGATTTGTCCTTCCAAATTACTATGGAATAGGGGGTAAAGTATGGCGAACAATAAAGAAATCCATAATCAAATCTTGCGTGGCCAGTTTGGTAAGGTATGGATTGACGGCGAATTATATGCAAATGTTAAATCTTTTGAAGCTAAAATCTCCCTTAAATATGAAGCGGTAGACATTAACGGCGAAATGGGTGTACATCAACGCTTAGTTGGTTTTGAAGGCGCAGGTACATTAGTACTTCACAAAATCGATAGCCGTGTAGCACAAAAGATTGCTGGCAAAATTAAAAATGGTAGTGTACCAGATATTAAAATTGTATCTAAATTAACTGACCCAGATGTTAATGGTGCAGAACGTATCGAACTAACTGGTGTTACTTTGGATGAATTAACACATGGTTTTGAAAACAAAAAGGTACAAGAAGAAAGCTATCCTTTCAAATTTGCTGATTACAACTACTTAGACTTAATTCTTTAATATATGGGCGATGCATTAAGCATCGCCTTTCCTTTTAATGTGAGGTGGATAAAATATGGCTAAATTACAACTTGAAGATTTGCTTAACCGCAATATGCAAGAGGGTTTTCAATCTAAAGATGTATATGTAAAAGGTTTAGGCGGTGAATTGACTGTAATTCATCAACCATTACCAACAGTATTGCGTATTATGGATGATATTAAGCAAGATGCAACACTATCAACTGTAATGGATGCAATGGTACAACTCATCTATGCTTGCGTTCCTTTGTTTAAAAATAAAGAATTACAAGCAAAATATGAATGTGCTGAACCTACAGATGTAGTGTATAAAGTCTTAAACGATAGCGTGGAAGATATTACTGCATTGGGTGAAGCTATCTTGGGTATGTATGGTATTGCAAATCCTGTTGAAGATGTAAAAAAGCAATAAGGGCGGACAGGGAACTGACAATGTTCCGCTATTATATGCAAAAAGGCCATACATTATCCTCGTTACTTGCATTAGATCCATTAGAACGCACGTTCTATTGTGCGTGCTTTGAATTGGATATGGAAGATTTAGAAAGGGGCAATAATGGCTAAAAGTATTAACGTATTACTTAGTCTTAAAGACCAATTTACTGCACCTATGAAAAAGGCTGGGGATAGTGCGAAAGACACAGAGCGAAAGATGGTAGCCATGAAGAATAAGTTAAGCAATTTTGGTAACGGAATTAATAACAAATTCTTAGGTATTGCTGGTAGCATCGGTAAGATGGGATTAGCGATGTCAGGCTTGGGTGCGTTCGCTAGTGTTGGTGCTATTGTTGATTATGGTAAAAAGGCACTTGATGTAGCAAAAAGTGCAGAGTTATCTCAAACATTATTGCGTAATAGCTTGGCTAATAACAATTCCTTGTATGATAAATCGGCACAGTCGCTAGATGCTGCACAAAAGCAATTAAATGAGTATGCATCTAAATGGGGTCAAGTAGGGGTTATCTCTGCTGGCACTATTCGTGCTGGCTATCAAGAGTTAAATAAATGGAATGTTCCTGTTGATAAGGTGAATGATTTATCAGAAGCCTTAACAAATCTTGTAGCTGGTAAGTTTGGCATTAATGCTACGGCAGAAGATGCACAGTTAGCTTCGCAAGCAATCGGTAGAGCGTTCAATGGTGATGTAGCTGGCTTGACTAAGATGAAGATACCTTTAACAGAAGCACAAAAGATAATTATAAAGAATGGTACAGAAGCCGAACGATTAGCTACTATTAATGAAATCGTTAATGGTACATTCTCTAAACAGAATGAGATACTAGCCAATACACCAGATGGGCAACTAAAACGGATGAAGAACCAACAGGCAGCATTAATGGCTACGATTGGTAAGGGTCTATTGCCTATGCAAAAAGCCTTTATTGATATGGTAAGTACTATCATGCCTATAGTTGCACCAGTTATTCAAGATATATTCAATACATTTAGCGGTGCATTTACATGGATAGCACAGGTAATTACAGAGAATAAGGAAACCATCAAAACAAATCTAACAGAAGGTATGAACGTAGTTAAAAGCGTTCTATCCACTTTAGGTAGTGTTATTAAGTGGTGTGTTGATAATCTTGGGTTCTTAGTGCCTGTTCTTAAAGTAGTTGTAGCTGGGTTTGTTGCTTTTAATGTAATATCTAGCATCTTACCTATATTGTTATCTATATTCAGTGGCTTTATGACTGTAGTAAAAATTGTAAGAGTATTGAATATGCTAATGATTGCAAATCCTATGGTGTTTGCATTATATGCCGTGATAGCTGCTATTGCGTTATTGATCTATAACTGGGATACAGTAAAAGAGGTAGCAATAGGTGTATGGGATGCTATTTCAAGCTATGCGAGTGAATTATGGGATAGCTTAGTAAGTGGATGTACTGAATTTGTAAATGGTGTTATAGAGGTTGTTACACCTATTTATAACCGATTTATGGAAATCATGAGTCCTATACTTGATGGTGTGATGCAAATCTTCAATGGTATTATTGATTTTCTTGTTGGTGTATTTACTGGTAACTGGGATATGGCCTTTAGTGGGTTAGTCCAAATCTTTAATGGTTACTTTGGAATTATCAAATCTATTGCACAGGATGTACTTGGATGGGTTCAAGATAAATTACAATGGGCTGGCGAGAAAATCGATGCTATCAAAGAGGGCGGAGCATGGCTATATAACAATACTATAGGCCGTGTAACTGGTGAACATAATGCAACTGGTACTGAGTACTGGAAAGGTGGAGCGACATATGTCAACGAAAATCAACGTGGCGAAATTATCAATCTACCGAATGGATCACAAGTAATTCCACACGATGAAAGTATGAAGCAATTAGCAAGTGGCCGTGGTAATGTAACAGTCAATGTAACAGTACAAGGTAATGTGATTGGTAATGAAGATTTCATGGATGCGTGCGGTAGACACGTTACAGATAAAGTTATGTTAGCTATGGGCAATATGTAGGGGGTGTGAAATGAGCTTTCAAGACAACGCTAAAAGCGTAATGAAACAACGCTTAATGACGAAACAAGCGGACTTGCAAAAGTTAGCCGTAACACGTGCTACTAAGTTTGCAGATAAGATTTCACATGGTTTAGTCGGTAAGATTTTAGATTATGCCGAACGAAAACCGACTACAGATATCGTATTTCACTCTGAATTAACAGATGAATACGTTACATTGCCTGTAGTGCCTAATCCTTTACCTACGATTAGTGAACCACAAGCTAATGAAACCTTTAATGGCCTTAGAGGTGATATTAAACTTATAGGACCTTTAGGGTTACGAACACTAAGCCTAGATAATATCCTATTGCCTGTGAATAAGGATTACTCTTTTATTCGTGGTAATGGTACAGACGGCTTGCAATGTTTACAATTCTTTCAAGCACAACGGCAGATGAAAGCCGTGATGCGGATATGTATTATTCAGTCTGATGGCAACGAAATCCTTAATATGCCATGTGTCATTAATGATCTATCATACACATATGACAAGATTGGCGATATTAAAGCCACAATAGGTATTGAAGAGTACGTATATACTAATACATCAACTACGGCTCAATCTTCAACTGGTGGCGAAAATAAGGCTACAGATACAAAGGCTACTGATAGTAAGGCGGTAAAAAAATGAAGTTACAGTATACGAATACAACCAAAGGTAAAGATGGTAAAGATGTTACTGAAACACGTGAAATTACCGCCTATACAAATAACTATCAAAGGTCAGATGGTATTGATACATTAGGTCAAGAATTTACCTTTGATTTAGCAGATAACCCTTTTGATTTTAACCTTATGGGTACAAGGCTTGCTATTGGTGGCAAGATTGAGTTTAGCAACCAATTAAGCAACAATAATAAGAGCGCTACGACGCAACTGAACGAGGAACAACAAGAGCAAGTAGTATTTCAAGGTATTGTAGTAGCAGAAAAGCAAAGCGGTGCTAACAAATATAGTTACACTTGCTTTGATTACTGCTTCTATCTCAACAAGTCAGAGATAGAAATTCAATTCAATGGTGTTAGTGGCCTTGAAGCTATCAAAAAGGTATGCAGTGAGAATAACGTACCTTTAGGTAATGTGGCTGATATTAAGACGAATATCAAGAAGATATATCAAGGTGAAACAGTATCTGATGTTATCAAGGATATTATTAAGCAAGCTACAGAAGAAACTGGCTATAAATACCGCCTAGAATATCGAGATGGTAAGGTACACGTTGAGGACTACAAAGATTTAGTGTTAGATAAGGTTATCACTCAACCTATTAATAATTACTCAAGAGATTTAAGTATGGAAGATATGCGTAATAGCATCGTGGCCATATCTCAAAAGGAAAAGAGTACATCTGTTAAGTCTACTATTCAAGATGATGAAAGCATCAAGAAATATGGCTTAATCAAGAAGATAGTTAAGGTTGATAATAAGAAGCAAGCACAGACTGCTCAAATTGCTAAAAAGACTATTCAAGATACTAATAAGGTAGCTGAAAAGTTAAACCTAACATTATTAGGTGATGATACAGTAAGGAGTGGTCGCATTATTATAATTGATGATTACACAGTCGATATACACGATAAATTCATAGTAGAAAACTGCAAGCATAATTATGGAGTTAATCATACTATGACATTAGATCTAAAACGTGTAACTAAAGAACTTGATACAAGCAAGTACGCAACTAGTACTACTACAACTGTTACACCTAATGCTACAAATAGTACCGCTAATGCAACGCAAGTTGATGCTGGAATGAACGCACTCAACGGATATCAGAGCGTATATCGTGATAATGGGTGCGTAGATGTGGCGGTAAAAGCTGGGTCTTATTACAGTCCATTCTTGAAGCAACAGGCGGATATTGGTACGGCTAATGTAGATACACTAGTTAATAATGCTCAAAGTGCTGGATATAAGGTGGAAGCCTTTGACGGCTATGCTAAGAAAGGCGATCTACTTGTATATGGCAATAATGACCATGTTGTAATCTCTGATGGTGCCGGTGGTGCGTTTGGTAATAGTAGTAGCGAAGGACACGCTAAGTTTTATTCTGATGCTAATAATGCATGGCACACAAACGAAGCACCATCTAAAGTAATTAGAATGTCATAAGGGGGTATATATGGAAGAATGGCACAGTCAGATGGCTTCTATGTTTAAAGATAGAACTAACCCTATACGGATAGGTGCTTGCCTTGGAGAGGTTATCAGTACTTCACCGTGGAAAGTAGCTATCAAAGATGGGAAGTTTATGATAGATGCATCTAATGGATATGTATGCTTTCAGTTAATTCACCATATCACTACTTACTCTTATAGACATAGTGGCAAAATGACACATAAAGGGTGTCCAGCTGGTCCGAAATCTGATTACGATGCACAGGGCGAAGGTAAGATAGTGCTAGATGAATTATGGAAGACTGGCGATAAAGTACTTGTTATTCCAGATGAAAACGAGCAACACTTCTTTATCGTTGATATTGTGAAAGAGGGGGTATGATGTTTCCTACAGATTACAACTTCACCAATTCCATTCAATCTACTAAAACTGCTACAAACGCACAACATAAAGTGGGGCGGTCATTTAAATTTGATTATAAAACACATCGTTTTGTATTTGAGGATGGTCGCAATGTAGAAGATACGCAGATTGAAGCAATTAAACAATGGATTGAGTTATTTATTCGTACTGAAATGAAGAAATACTTAATCTATAGTGATAGCTTTGGGTTAGATCTAACTAAGCTATTAGGGTACAGATTGCCACGAGCATATAAAGTATCTGAAATAAAAAGAAGAATAACCGAAGGTATCATGAACAAAGTACCATGTGTTGTAGTTGTTAAAGATTGGCAATTCAACGCTGGTATTTTTTATTTCACAGTAGTTACTAATACAGGGGAAGAGGTGAAGATAGAACATGAATTCGAATTATAGTGTTGATAGCATCCATAATACGATGCTTGAAAACATTGATGATGCGTATCAGAAAACAGAAGGCTTTCCAACGTATGACATAACAAGAGGTGAAGCATTTGCTTTACTTGAACTGTGGAAGAAGGCGGAAGAAATTGAACGCAAACAAAACGTGGATAACTTAACAGGTGATGAACTAACAAGGGTAGTATTCCAACGCAAAGGAACACAACGAAAGTTAGCAACTAAGGCAGTATGTAACCTACGTATTGTAGATGGTAACGGAACTATTCATGAGGGTGATTTATTCGAAAGTGAAAGCGGTATTCAGTATGAAAGCCTAGAAAACAAGGACGTGGTAGATAACTCTATCATCAAAATCAGATGCACTAAAGCTGGTGCAGTTGGTAATGTTCCTAAAGGCACAATAACGCAGATGCCTATTACTATTGCTGGTATCAATGCAGTTATTAATGATGATGCTGCAAAAGGTGGCGAAAATGAGGAAGCAGACGATGATTTGCGTGAGCGCTACTATGAAGAGTTAAGAGAACCAGCTACTAGCGGTAACGATTACCACTATAAGCAATGGGCCAAAGAGGTCGAAGGTGTAGGCGAAGCTAATGTAATAGGATTATGGAATGGCAACAATACTGTTAAAGTTATCATAATTAACTCTGACAGAAAGGCTGCTAGTACAGATTTAGTTAAAAGGGTACAAGATTACATAGACCCAGAAAGCAAAGGTATTGGTGAGGGGCAAGCACCTATAGGGGCGCATTGTACTGTAGTTAGTGCTACAGAAGTACCTATCAATATTGATGCTAGAGGTGTACAACACACTACAACGGCTACTAAATCCACTATTACAAATGACATTACTGAAGCGGTAACTGCATACCTAAAGAAGATAGCCTTTAAACAAAACTATGTATCAGTTGCACAGATTAGTAACATTATCATTGATAATGCTGGTGTTACTGACTATGAAAGTGTAACTGTAAATGGGCAGACAACTAAAATTAATCTAACCAATGAACAAGTTGCCGTTTTGGGTACAGTTAGTGTGGCTTTAAATGACTAATACTGATTTTAAAGAATATGCACTAAAAGCCATTAATAAGATGTATCGTAATGATCCATGGGTTCGTGAACTATATCAAACGGCTGGTATACAGTTACAAGATATAGATGAACTACTAGATGTGTTACTAGATAATGGCTTCTTTGATGCGGTAGGTGAACGTGGATTAAAGGTTTACGAAAAAGATTTAGGTATCAAAGGTGATGGCTCAATCGAACAACGTAGAGCCATAGTGCAAATGTTATGGAATAATAACGGCAAGTGTACGCTAGATAGAATTAGGGCAATCGTTAAGACATTCGTGCTTGATGATGTAGATGTTCAGTTTGAAGATGGTGTATTGAAGTTAGAGTTTAACAACTCATCCTTTGTATATGCTATACCACAAATTAGAAGCAACTTGACTGTAGTTAAACCTTCACATATTGGATTAAGTATTAATGATGTACATAGCGTTGATACTGAATTATATGCTGGTAGCATTGTTACTACGTTTGAAACAACAACTATCAATCCTATGGTTGGATTTAATTCAACGCTAGAAGATGCATCTATAGTGGCTGGTGTGTACATTACTAAGGCTAATGTAATTAATCATATTAATTGTTAAGGGGGTATATAATGCCTAGTCAATATCCACAGAATGTGGTTACTAAAAATGGTTTGGCGATGATTGCTGAAAGCGTGGCTACACGTAAGAATTTAATTTTTACACGTGTAGTAGTAGGCGATGGAGATGCTACAGGTAGAAATTTTAACGATATGACATCTGTAATTTCTCCTAAAATGGAATTGCCAGTAACAAGCGGTGTAAATGAGGGGAATGGCCAATACTTAATTACGGCTACGTTATCCAACAATACTTTAAATGTAGGCTTCTTCCCACGTGAGGTTGGTCTATATGCAAAAGTTGATGGCAAAACAGAAATGTTATATAGCTATACAAACGGCGGTAATAATGTAGGATATGTTCCAGATAAGACTACACCTATTGATAGTGAAATCTATAAGATTAGAACAGTAATTGGTAATGCTAAAAACATTACTATTAATATGTCTGATAGTACATTTGTTACTAAAGGCGAACTAGATAGATATGTTTCAATTACATCTGGTGGCTATTTCAAAGATGTAAACAAAACTAATGCTGGCATGTCATTCATTAAAGGTGATAATACATCTAAAATAATTGATTTTATCACATCTAATTACAATGATAGTGATA